GGAGTTTCAATATATGATCACTTACAACAAGATGAGGATATTGGAAGAAAAATTATAGCAATGAATAACAGACAAATTTCTGTTAATCAAGAAGAGGGTAAACAAAGATTATTCAATGAAGATATGCATGATAATTTAAGAGCAATGGGAGAGCGAGGAGAAATCCATCTATATAATAAGGATGACATCAAAGCATCATTTAGATCTGTGAGATGGGATATTGTTCAAGATTCACATGGCCTAAACAAAGTCAAAATTTCAGGAAGAGATACACACATTGTTGAAGGAATAAAGAGGGCTGCAGAATTAGCAAAAGGCAAAGATTTAAATATTTTCGCTCACAGTTTTAAATATAAATAAGATGGCAGCTTTCACAAATACAACTATAATTGCAGATGCAGCAGATGTCGATGGCTTCATGGGAAAAAATGTTGATGCTGGTTTTACTGCAACAATGCAAGATCTAGTTGGAGTTTATGCTGAAGCTTATCTTTGCAATCTTGTTGAATATGATATTGTAACAAACTGGGCTTCTGTAAATGCAGTTTACAAATTAATGTTTTCTGAATATGCTTGCAGATCAATTGCAATTGAAGCAATTAAATATGATATGAACAGCTACACTGACAGAATTGAAGCTGAGGATATGATTGAAGTCCATGTTTTCAACTTAAAGAAAATTCAAAAGATTTTAGAAAATGCTTCTGTTCAAGATTTCATAGGAGTTTAAAAATGGTTTTAGATCTCCAGGATAAAAAATTATTCAAACAAAAAGATGTTAGAGAAACTGCAGGAATTTCTGGGACTCCAGTTATTGGTGACTTCACTTCTTCACAACATTCTCATGCTGCAGCAGGAGCAACTGGAGGCACTGTTGATCATGCAAACTTAACTTCTATTGGATCAAATACTCATGCTCAAGTTGATACTCATATTGCAAATACTGCAAATCCTCACTCTGTTGTTTTAACTGATGTAGCAAGCCCTGGAGAAGGAATTGATTTTTCTGGATCAACAATTCTTGGTGAAAATGCTTCAACAATAAATAAAGGAATTGCAAGTTTTGATGCAAGTGATTTTGATGTAACTTCTGGGGTTGTAACAATAGATGATTCTGGAGTTGATCATGATGCAATTACAAACACACATAATATGACTACAGATATTGATGCAAGAATTACTGCTGGAGAAGGAATTGATTATTCTACTGGAACAATATCAGGAGAAAATGCAACAACGACAAACAAAGGCATAGCTGCTTTTGATAATGATGATTTTCAAGTGACTTCTGGGGTTGTAACTTTAGATGCTGATATTGCAAAAACTTTTGATGGAGATGCAGGGACGGCAACAACTGCAATACACAATATTGATATTCTTGGAGGAGTTGGGATCTCAACTCTTGGAGCAAATAATGATATAACAATAACAAATACTGGAGTTACAAGTATTATTGCAGGTGCTGGGATTGATAGAGATCAAGCAACTGGAGCTGTAACAATTGATTGTGAAGATTCAACTGCAGGAAATAAAGGGATTATAATTGCAACAGGAGGCACAGGAATTGATGTTTCTTATGCTGCTGGAAATGCAACGATTTCAAGTGATGATCCAAATATAGATCATGACGATTTAAATAATTTTACACAAACAGAACACTTTACAGAAGCTTCAATAGATCACACAAATATCATATTAGATGATGGGAGTAGTCATTCATTATTAGCAAATAAAACTTCTTATTGGAGTTGCCCAGCTCATACTTTTAAACCTACAAATCAAAATGTTAAGGATGTAGTTTACGGAAATACAAATTCAATATTAAGATGCGGTGAAGATACCACACTACTTGTTGCTCCAGTTTTCTTACCACACGGATCAGTTGTAACTAATGTTATTGTAGAAGGAAATGTAACAGCAGAAGCTGCAGAAACATGGGAACTACTAAGAGCAGACATAACTACTGCTATTGCCACAGTAATGGCAGGTGCAAGTGTAGGAACTGCAGATGCAACAATAGCAACTGCAACAATAGATAATTCAGCATATGTTTATTTCTTTGCTACAAGCTCTTTTGATACAAATGATGATGTTTATGGAGCTAGAATAACTTACACAACAGACTATGATTAAATGGTACTTAAACAAACTAAAGAAATTTTATAAACAACCAATAAAGGAAATGATCCTTCCAGTGGGAATGGGAATTATGTTTATTGTAGGAATCCTAGGACATTTCTTTGGGATAAGATATTCAATAAGAGAGAAAAAGAAACCTAAGATAAGATTAATTGATTAAAAACATTTAAAAACTTCTAAATACATGAAAAAACATGGCAGAACTTAGAACAGGTCAAACAACTGATTTCACAAATCAAGGAACAGAATTTGAAGTTGATGCTGTCGACACTGATGGAGCTTCTACTGGTTTAAAAGAAACTTATTATATTCCTGATTTTCCAAAATGGAATGGATTCTATAGAAAGCTTGGAGAATTAAGAACTGTTATTAATAAGTTTGGGTCCTGGACTTTTGGAAGAGAATTTATTGCTGATGCAATTAACAAAGCAAAATTAAAAAAGATTAAAGGAATTGGAAGAGAGTCTGCAAGATCTGTTTTAAAGAATTGTTGGATCACTGCAATGATCTGCGGAGATTCTTATGCTCACATTGTCAAGGATAATCAAGGAAGACAAACTAATCTTAAGCCATTAAATAATGGAAGAATGGCAACAGTTGCAAACAGCGACGGTATAATTATTGCTTTTGAGCAAGATCTAGGATCTGGAAATTCAATGAGGTATGATGTTGATGAGATCTATCACTTGATGTACATGAGAGAAGCTGATGAAATTCATGGCATCCCAATGCCAGAAGCTATGGAAACTTTAATCTTAGCAAGAAATGAAGGTATTGCAGATTTAAGAATCTTATATCACAGAACTGTTTTTCCAATAAATTTCTATGAAGTTGAAACTACAAACACAACAAAATTAAGCTCCCTGGAAGATACAATTAATAATGCATTTAAACATTCTGAGAATGTTATTATCAAAGCTGGAGTTTTAAAAAACATTGAGAAATCATCACAACCTCAATATTCTGGAAATGATGTTAATTCATTAGCTTACATAAAATTCTTAGTAAGATTATTTGTAACAGAGATGGGGATGCCAGAAGTTGTTATGGGATGGGGAGAGCAAACAACTGAAGCTTCTGCAAAAGTTATAATCACATCTTATGAGCAAGAAATCTGGGATATGAAAGTTTATAATGAAGAAGCTGCAGAGATCCAACTTAATATTAAATTTAAAATTGAATCAGCCCCAAGCATCATGGACACCATGATCAAGGATGAAAAGAAAGATGGATCTGAAAAAGCTGCAAAACCTAATGATAGGAAACTCACAGCAACTGGAAAAAAATAACAATGACAAAAAAAAAGATAGATTGGAAGATTGTATGTACAGGGTTAATATGCCTAACCGCATTAGAAGCTTTTGCACTCTCAAAGGGGATAAACGGTACTTTGCTAAGTCTCGTCCTTATTGTTATCGCAGGTGTGATAGGTATTACAATCCCTCTGGACAAAATAATAAAGATAAAATAGAAACATTTAAGTAGGTGTAGTGTGTCCTTGTAATATGATTAATACAAGGAGGTGCCTAAAATGAATGAAAAAAAAGAAGAAGCTAAGCAAGAAGATGAGGCTAAAGTTAAAGATGAAGAAGAAGCAACTCCATCAGAAGAAACTGGGGCTGAGAAAGTCATCAATGATTCTAAAGAAATAGTTGAGGGGATGAAAGAAGCTAATAAGAAAAAAGAAGAACTCCTTGAAAGAGAAGAAAAACTTCAAGCAAAAAAAGAATCTCTAAATGCTCTTGGCGGAGGAAGCCCTGCTGGAACTGAGCCAGATAAACCAAAATATACTGAAGAAGAAAAGGCTTCAAGAAAAAGGATCAAAGCTGTTGGAGATGTACAAGGCTCAGAATGGGCAAAGCAATATGAGTAATGAAATTGGATATGCTGACTGGGATAAAGTTTGCAAAGCTTGTGAAAAAGAGTTTGATCTAATTGATCGAACAAGGATCTCAATGGATGTTGCAGAAAAATGTCAAAGGGTCACTTACAAATTAGCTTTAAAAGAAAGAGAAAAATATCCAGAACCTAAATCTAAACCTAAAGAAGAAGAAAAGAAAAAATAGGAAAGATTTAAATACTTTATTATTATTCTTTTTATTAGATTTAAAATGGTACAAGCAGAAATTTGGAGATTGTTAGGAAACAAAGGAGACAGAGTTCCTTTTGTTGTTTCTGATGCTTCTGCTATTGCCAAAGGAGACTTCTTACAATTAGCTGATAATATGGTTGTTACTGCTCACTCTGGTGATGTTGATGAGCCAATGGTTGGAATTGCTGCACATGAAAAAGTTGCAAATGATGGACATGTTTTAATCACTGGAATTACTAATTGTTATTTTAAAGCACTTGTTGATGGTGCAGGTTGCACTATTGGAGATTTATGTTCAATGGGTTCTACAGCTGGAGAAGTTGAAATAGCTACAACTTTGGATTTTGAAAAAGGATGGACTGTTGGATTTCCAATGCAAACTGCAGCTGGTGGAGAAACTTGTTTGTTTAGGAGTACATTTTAAAATGGTAGAAGAAATTGAAAACAAAGAAGTTGAAAAAATAGAAGATCCTGTTGAAGATGGGGCTGAGGAAGCTGAAGAAGAAGTTGCAACAGAAGCTCAAGATGATGTAGAGGAAGAAGAAAAAGAAAATGATGTTGAAGAAGATAAATCTGAAGAGGATTCTGAATAATGGCAGACATGGGCGGAGAACAAGATCTAAGAGCAGAAGATGTTGATGCTATTGTTAAAAATTATGCATTAGAACAATTTACAGGAAGACAAATCTGTTCAATTGTTCCAACAAGTTCTGAAAAAAATACTTATTATCAAGAAACAGATTCTGATATTTCTCAAATGACTACCACTGGATTAACCCCTTCTGGATTTACTAATTCTCAAGGTGCAATCTTTGAACATGTAGAGCATAGTTGGACTGAAACTGCTGAGAGAGTTAAGATCCATGGAGCAACTCATACTATGGATTGGACTGTTTGGAAATTATCTGCAATTGATGTCAAAGCAAGAATGTTGGAAAGAGTTGCAAGAGCAATAGTATCTTCAGAAGATGCTGCAATTTATACTGAGCTTGCAACAACAACAAATACTACTACTGCTGTTCAGACCTGGGATAATGCAACAGAAAGTTTGCAACAACCATTGAAAGATATTTTAATTGCAAGATCTGCTTTGAAATTAAACAACTGGTCTACTACAACAAACTTAAAGATGATTATACACCCAACAAACTTTATGGAATTACTTAATAATCCTGTTGTTAGAAATGCTGGACAATTCTATACTGATGGAGTCACAAGAAATGGTGTCGTTGGTAAGATAGCAGACTTTACAATAATTGAATCTAATGCAATGACAGAGAACACAGTATTATTTTGTATCTCTCAAACTGCAATGAGTTTATATGAAGCTCAAGGAATTACAACTAAAGTAACAGTTGAAGAGGGAGAAACAATTACTATTAAATCATTCAATATGAATGTTCCTGTTCTAATAAATAATAATGCAGCCTATAAGTTGACTGCCTGTTAAAATGACTGCAGGAGATGTTGAGGTTGTTAGGGGCTCACTAAATTCTCGAAAGGCTGTTGCTTTTGATGGTGTTGATGATGAATTACAAATTGATGCTCAGACTGCTGGACTGCAAGTATTAGCAGGGAGTACTGGAACTATTTCTATGTGGATTATGCCAGATGATATAACACAAACTTCTGGGCTTTGGAGTTGTGGAGCTAATGCTGCAGCTGCAAATGAGAATCTATTATTAGAACAAGTTGCTGGAAAGATTAGAATTTATGGAAGAACACAAGCAGCTGCAGGATTTGATATTATTACAACAAACAATGTTTTGACCAAAAGAGTTTGGCAACATATCTGTATTGTAAAAACAGAAACAAGGCCCAACATATATATTAATGGGGTAATTGTTGCTATGACTGACACTGTTTTTACTGATCTAACTGATTGGTTTGCAGAATTTGCAAACTTAGATGAAGGTAGAATAGGATGTAAAACTATAAATAATGTTGAATCAGAGTTTTTTAATGGATGTATTAGTGATGTTAAATATTGGACCAGGGCAATTGAAGCTGGAGAAGTTTTAGAAGATTACAAAGGGAATACATTATCATTAGATTCTACACATTTATATAGCCATTGGGCTTGGGATGAAGTTTTAACAGATGCCGGTGTTGGAAATGATACAGCTACAGTTGTTGCAGAAACTTATTTATCAGGATGGACTTCACCATGGAGCAGATTAGTTGAATTAAATTATACTCATGCAAATGATATTCTTCATAGTATTGTTGATACAAATGGAATTGTCACGACGCTGATGATGAAAGGAGCTTAAATGGAAAAATATATTTATAATAATGGAAAAGAGATCACTTCTGAAGAAGCCCATAAGCTTGAAGATAAATCTAAACTTTGTTCTTCTGACAAAAAAATTAAATTTAAGAAAGAAAGAAAGAAAGATGACACAAAACGACATTAATACATGCAGAGAACTCTGGGTAAGTGATAAGTTTAGTTTCAAAGCGGGGGTAACTCCAACAGCTGCACAAACTGGTTGGGCTGTTACAAACAAAACACCTGATAGAACAATTAATGCTGATGGTGCCGTTGCTGAAATAGGTGATGGACTTGCAACTCTAATTGATGATCTAATTGCCAAAGGAATACTAAGTGCTTAAACTCATCTATAGATGAGCCGCACACTAATTCTTATATCGCATAAATTTATAAAGTTATGAAGATGAGTTTTTGTATGGTAACAGCAAGGCAAATAATTAATTCTACCAAGCCAAAAATAACAAAAGCACCCAAAGGTCCAACACAACTGGGATCAGCAGGTTATGATAATCCTCGAGATGATATTGAAAAAACAAAAAAATTAAGAGAGGGCTCAGTTAATAGAACTCCAACAGCAGATATAGATATTGCAAATAAAAAATATGTTGATGATGAAATTGGAAGTGATCATCCTCATCAAGATGTTACAACAACAGCTTCTCCTACATTTCAAAATTTAACTTTAGAAGGATTTCCAGCGATTATAAATCATGCAGGAGGAATAGATATAAATTGTCCATCTTTAGAAGTTAACATCCCAGCCGTATCTCCTACATTAAAATATGGTTTTTATAATACATTTTTTGGTGTTGCAGTAGGAAGTGCAAGTTTAGGGGTTGCAGGATTCAAATGGACAGACCTTCATCTTTCAGGTAATGCAAATATTGATGGGAATATAGATTTAGGAACAAATATTATAAGTGATGGAAATTTAACTGGGGCTTGGACTGGAATAACAAACTTAACTGCTTCAGCCACAATTCAAGCTGAACATCTAAAATCAACTGATGATATTGAGCTGATTGGAAACCTTGCTACAGTAAATGGAAATATGCAAACATTAACAGGGAGGTGGTATAGTGGAGATGGAACAGCATTACTTCCAAGTTATACATTTGCAGGAGATACAAACACAGGAATGTGGACAAGTGCAGAAGACAACATAAATTTTTCTACAGGAGGAGTTGAAAGATTAGAAATTGCAAACGCTTTAATAAAATCAGCAGTAACATTTCAAACTTCAATTCTTAATTGTAATTATCTTTATCATATTGCTGATGGAGATACAGGAATAATATTCGGAACCGATACATTTAATTTTATTGTTGGAGGAACAGAAGCTATTAGAATGCAGGTTGGAATTGAGAAAGTACCTTATATTTTAACAGTTAATAATGACAATGAACAATATGGAGATTTTAGAGTAAAAGGGCAAACTGATGATAATTTATTATACACAGATTCCTCTGCTGATAGTGTTGGAATTGGAATAGATGAGCCTCATTCTAAATTAGAAGTTGCTGGAGCTATAAGCTCAGCAACAGCAACACTAACTGATTCATCTGATAATTATGATGTTTCTGGAATTAATATATTATTTGTAAATATCGCAGCCAATAAAATATTAGGTGGATTAACTGGTGGAGTTGATGGACAAGTATTGCATATTGTTTACAAAGGAAACTATGTGGCCACATTAACATTAGAAGATACAGAAGGTGTCGGAACTCAAGACCTCTACATGCACACTAGAGCAGATGAAACTCTTGATGGTGGTGGAATAACCTTTGTCTGTGATGGGAGTAATTGGTATGATTCAAGCCACGCAAGACATGTGTAAGCGTTGTGGAGAATGTTGCACAAAAGTAATTGAAGATATGTGGAAACAATCTAAAGCATGGAGAAAGAAAAAGAAAGGTTGTGAAATGCTTGTATTTGATAAAGATGGAAAAGCAAGATGTTTAATTTATAATGACAGACCAGAATTATGTAAAAAGTGGGTTTGCACAGGAAATCAAGGTTAAGCTTTTTTAAGGGCCAGGAGCTCTCGAAGATCTAAATTGGCCACTTTTTATCGACGAGAAAATATTATATTTCTAGGCCTAAAGCTATTTCCATAGGAAATGAAGGGTAAGGAAATGACATAGAAAGGTTTAAGTAGTGGTAGTGTGTCCTTATAACATAGAATATTACTAAAAAGGAGGTGAAGCAAATGGAAAAAAGAAAAACAAATTTAACTGTTGAGGATTTTGAAGATAAAAAATACGGCGCTGGAAAGAGATACACTCGATTCAAAACTTCTGAAGGATGGATTTCTAGCTTTGATAAAAAAGTTATTGAAAAATTGAAAGACTCTGAAGAAAAGAAAGTGAGTGTTGAAATTGTAACTGATGATGATGATCGAGAGAAGATCACAAAATTCTTTGGAGATGCTGAAGAATCTGATGATGATGAAGCTCTCATCGACAAAAGGCCTATTAAAGCAAAAGATGCATTTAAAGGATCTAAAAGAAAAGAATTTGATAAGGATCCAATTGGATTGGCTGTTGAAATATATTGTGCATGTAAAGGAGAGCTTGAGATGAAAGAATGTATCAAAAGAGTTGAAGAAGCTCAAACAGCTTTTAGTTAAAATGGACCAAGAAGATACAAGAGATGTTGATGATGCATATGAAGGACATATGGCTCATTTAGCTGAAGAAGAAGATATTAGAAAAGCACAAGAAAAAGGTTTAATTTAAATTTTTATTTAAAACAAATAAGGCAGAGGGAACTATTGGTTAGGCATAGACAGTAACTGTTGCAGGTTCGAATCCTGCCTCTGCCAATTGGGGGTTCACATAATCCTTAGGCTCTGTTGACCCCCATCCCTTCGGGGATTTATATACAATATGTGCATATAAGGTATGCATATAAGGTATGCATATAAGGTATGCATATAAGGTATGCATTAGTGGATTTATGATTAAAATGGAAATGCAAAGATATACAGGAAAACATTTAGAAAAAGCATTTGAACAAGGATTTAAGAAAGGTAAAAAGAAAACAATAGAACGAGTTGAAGAAACAATGAACGAATTTATACATCCAAAATTAAGAAGAACCTTTTTAAATAAAATCAAAGAAAACTTCGCATAATGCAGATTATGTAATATGTATAAACAAGATTATTCAAAATGGAAACAATAAAAAAATTAGAAGCTAAATTACCAAATAGGCATACTGGATATACTGCTAAAGATATTGGTTATTATAAAGCACTAAAAGATGTCATCAAGTTGATTGATGAAGTTGATTTTGGTGTTTCAACACTTATGATAAACAGAAAAGGACAAGGGGATAAGTGGGTTAATGTAAAAGAACTAAAAGCAAGGATTAAAGGAAAATGACATTCAATTTCAATAAGGATTTAGCAGTGTATGGTGTGCAAAATAAGTATAGTGATAAGATTGTATTTGCTGGCACTAAAGAAGATTGTGATGAATGGATTGAAGAACTAAGAGATAATTCTAAAAGCGATAAACTGTGATATTGAAGAAAAATATCACTCCCAGAACAGCGTGTCCAGTTAGCCGGTGTACCGATTAACTTAACTAGTCTGCTTACTTCAAGAATCTAGGATTCTTGCAACCTTGAGCCTGTCTAAGCTCCTGGCCCCCCTTCTTGCTTGCCACTTGTCTGGGATAGCTAAAAGTAATAAATATCGCCGGCTCCGCCTAAATCCTCAGGATTTGCGCTATTTAATACTTTTGCTCGAGCAAGCTCGAGCCACTTGTTCCATGCCAGGCTTCCAGCCTGGCAGATAGCC